TTATTCCCTTCTTTTTATCTTTCCTGATGGTAGTTTTGTATTACTACCTATAAGATTGATTTCTAAAATTTTTTCTTTTCCACTAGTGTCCCATACTATACTTTCAACTAATCCTTTTATTAATATTCGTTTTTGTGTGATATTTACGAAATCGTAAAATTTTTTAAAATTTGAGATATTTTCTTCCATTGTATTTAAAAATATCTCTTCTTCATCCTCTAATTCTAATATAGATTTTATTTCTTTTAACTTTAGTTTCATTTCATCATTTTCTTTTTTTAGTCTTTCTAATTCATTTTTAAGCATTCCTAATATATCCAAGTCGTCAAATAGGGCTATTTTTTTAATTATACCTTGAATAATTTTTTTGTTTTCTTCAATGCTTTTATTTAATTTATTCACTTCATTTTTAGCATTATAATCTATTATATCTTTTTTATTAGAATGGTATATCTTCTTAAATACATCAATATTCAATTCTTTAAGATAATTAGCTACATACTCTTCTGCTTTGTATGCATTTAACATTTTAGTACTACATCTGTTACTAGCTCTATTTCTTAAATTGCATCTGTAATATCTTTCCATAAAATTTGTTTTTTTGTTAAAGTGACTCCAAGAGCTCATACCAGAATTACATTCTTTACATACAACCATACCAGAAAGCAAAAATTTTTCACCTGTACCAGACCGAGGAGAACTCTTAGCATTATTTTGTTGAATTAAGTTTTGACATTTTAGCCATATATCAGAAGAAATGACTCCTTTGTGTTTGCCAACTGCTATAATCCATTCATTAATGGGCTTATCTTTTTTACCACCTTCCCTTTTGTTATATACCATTAAACCATGTATATCATCAGAAGCACCATAAGTAGTAGCACCCTTGCTTTTAAACCATTTAAATATATTTTTGTCACTTATACAATAAACTGGATTTATTACTATCTGGCGAACTGTTTCCCTGGAAAATTCACCTCCATTTTTACCTTTATATTTATTTTTACAAAGATATGTTGCAACAGAAGAAAAGCCTCTTTTCTCTAAATATAATTTATAAATTAATTTAACTATATTCATTTCATCTTCAACTTCAGTTAATTTATACATCTTTTTATTTTTACCATCTTCGCTAGAATATTCTACAGGTTCAGATTTGTAACCTAATGGAGAAGTACCACCTAACCAACGACCTGTTTTAGCTAACTCCACCATATTATCTTTAATTCTTTCTGCAATAGTCTCACGCTCTAATTGTGCAAATACTGCTGCTATATTCATCATTGCACGACCCATGGGTGTACTAGTATCAAATTGTTCTTTTATGCTTATAAAGTCTATATTATATTTTTGTAATTCTTCTATGGTATTAGAGAAGTCAGCTACATTCCTGCTTATACGATCTAGCCTATAACAAATAAGTATGCTAAATTTTTTATTTTTAGCAGCTTTAATCATTTTTTTAAATTTAGGTCTGTTAGTATCTTTTCCACTAAACCCTTCATCTTCATATATTTCTATATCATCTATATTATTAAAATTTCTTTTTAAATATTCTTTACACATTTCAATTTGATTTTCCACAGATTCACCCTTGCCTGTGAATTTCGATTTTCTACTGTATATCGCAGCGATCATAATAGTCCTCCTTTTATCGAACGTATGTTCTTGACACGGAATGTCAAAAATGTTATTATTATATCAATGAAGAAGAAAGAGGGAATATTGTGGAGGGAACTGATGTAATAAAACTAAAAAAACATATAGCCCATATGAAAAATATATATTCACTTAATGAAACTGACTATAAAAAAATAATAAAAAAAATTAAAGTTAAACAGCATTAGCTGTTTTTCTTTTTTAATTTTAAAGCTATTTCTGCCTTTATAGCATTTAATATCATATCTTCTGTTGTACTATCTATATTGTTAGGATCTTGTATTATACCTTCTTGAATTAATCTATCTAAAAAGTTATCAATTAAGCTTTCTGTTTTAGTAATTTCTTCAACATCATTTCCATATAAGTAATCTATACTAACCCCAAAAAAATTTGCGATTTTCTGTATAGTTTCTTTGTTTCCTTCACGTTTTCCACTCTCAATCATCCCTACAGTTGAAGATGATAATCCTAATTTCTTAGCTAAATCTTTTTGAGATAATTTAGCCTCATTTCTTAATTCTTTTAATCTTTCACCTAAATTGCTCATTTTAACGCTCCTTTCTTGAATATTATATCACAATATGTGAGTAAATCAATAGTATTGTGAGAAAATAAAAGGAAATGATATTAATAGTGTGATTTAAGAACATACTTTCGTTAAATTGCTATAAATTAGCAATTTAATTAAAATATAAATAAATTTAAAGTTTTAATTCGCTCACGATACGTGATATTATAATCACAGGAGGTGAGGGAATGACATTCAGACAGCTAAGGGAAAGAGCAGGTTTAACAGTTAAGGAAAGTGCTAGAAGATTAGGAATTAAGCCTGGTACATTAAATAAGTATGAAATAGCTATAAGGAATCCAAGTCAAATTGTAATGATGAAAATGGTACAAGTTTATAAATGCACTCACGAAGATGTGATGATTGCCTATAAAGAAAATTTAGAAAGGGCGGTGCAAAAATTTGGAAAAGCAAATCCATAATCTTTTAAAAAAATTTAAAGAGAAAGAAAAAGAAGATATATTAAAATGTGCGTTTGATAAATTATACAATATTAAAACTAGTACAAGCCTTATTTCATATAATGAAGTAAGCATTAAAAAAGGTGTGTAAAAAATGGGATTTAAAGTTGTTGTAAACTATCCTACCACAGAGGAAGGAAAAAGAAAGTTAGAAGAAAGCCAAGCAGAAGCAGTATTAACTGTTTTAAACCAAATCTTAACACCAAAACAATTAGAAAAATTAGTATCTAGATTATAAAGACATTTGCTTACAGATGTAAAGTAATTAACTTTAAATTTTATAGTAGGAGGCAATAGAATGAAAAAGATAAATTTAACTATAGAAAATGGACAACCTATAATAACAGAAATAAAGCCAGTGGAAATAGGGGGAAAAAGAGTTTTAACAACAGAACAATTGTCAGAGATTTATGAAGTTGATTCTATAAGAATACAGCAAGGATTTATTAGGAATAAAGATAAATTTGAAAGAGGAAAACATTATTTTAGATTAACAGGTGAAGAGTTAAAAGAATTTAAAGCTAACTATCTTAAAGATAGTAACCTTAAATATGCTCGCGAATTAATGTTATGGACAGAAAGAGGAGCCAATAGACATTGCAAGATACTAGATACCGACAAGGCATGGGAGCAATTCGACAACTTAGAGGAAACTTACTTTAGGGTAAAAGAAAATAAAGTAGAAGTAAATCAACTTAGTCCAGAACTACAAATGTTTAATAATTTATTTAAAGCATTAGCAACTACGGAACTAGAACAAAAGAAATTAAATGCAGCAGTACAAGAAACCAAAGAAGAGGTACAAGCTATTAGAGATGTAGTCAAATTAGATACTACATCATGGAAAGAAGATTCTACTAAATTAATAAATAAAATAGCTCAAAACTTTGGCGGCTTTGAATATATCAGGGAAGTAAGAAAAGAGATTTACACATTACTAGATAAAAGAATGGGTGTGAATTTAGAACAAAGACTTACTAATAAACGTAGAAGGATGGCAGATGAGGGAGTGTGTAAGTCTAAAAGAGATAGGTTAAATAAAGTAAGTGTAATAGGTGATGATAAGAAACTTATAGAGGGCTATGTATCCATAGTTAAGGAAATGGCTATTAAATATGGGGTAAAAGCTTAGGAGGTGTAGATATTGACTACAACAGGACAAGCTATAACAACATTATATAGCCTGATTACAATTACAACTCTTATGATACTAGATTTAAAAAGATTATTAAAAGAAAATAAGGGAGGTTGGATAATAGTTGCTTTATCCCCAGTATTCATATTACTTGTAAATATAATTTAGGAGGTGAGGTGTAAATGGTTAATGCAGAAGAACATTTAGGGATTGTATATGTTATTACAAATAAAAGATATAAACAATTTAAGCATAAATACTCCTATGAAGATTTATTCCAAGAAGGATGCTTAGGTCTTATGAAAGCCGCAAATAGATTTGATAGTACTAGGGGAGCAAAATTTAGCACATATGCTTATCCTTACGTAGATGGACAGATATTAAGAATGATAGAAAGTGATAAATGGTACGGCAAGAATAGAGAAGAGAGATTAGAGGGGATTGCTCCTTATAGTTTAGATGCGCCTATAGATGGGGCTGATAATGAAATAACCTATATAGATTCAATTGGGAATTATGATTTTAACTTTGAAAAAATAGAAATAAAAACTTTAATAGATAGCCTACCAGAAAAATTAAAAAAAATTATAGTAATGCACTATATACAAAGTTTTACTCAAGTAGAAATAGCCAGGAAAATTGGTTGTTCCAAAGGTAATGTTAGTAGATTAATGAGAGAAACGTTAGAGTACTTGAAATTTCAACTAAGCAGTTCAAAAAAAAAGAGATAGCCTAAGCCACCGAAAACTTAATTTAAAAACCTAAATACAGTATACCAGAAAGGAGATAGATGTGTAAATGTTTGTAGCTAGAATTAAGCTTCTTAAAGAAGAAACCTATGGTTTATCAGAACTAGGTGACTTAGAAGATATAATAATTACTACTATGGGTGAAGATGTATGGAATGCAATTATGTATTTTCATGAATCTAAAATACAGGAACTTAAAGAAAGTGAAGCATATGTAAAGGAAGATATTAAAGATTATGATTTATCACTAACAGCCTTAAGAAGTGGTGTAAATGAAGAGATAGAAATAATTAAAAAGTTAATAAATAAAGTAACTGAGGCTAAAAGATTAAATAGAGAATCAATAATAAAAGAACTTAAAGGAATAATTAGAAGATTAGAAAATAATGAAGGTTATTTTTAACTAAAGGAGGTAAATAATTGGCTGAAAAAGTAGCTATGGTTAAGTTCCTAAGAGGAAGTTTTGACCAAGAGTATTCTTATAAAACATATATAGAAAACTTAAAAAATGGTGACATATTAGTTGTAGAAGCTAATAATTCATATTCAATAGCGATATTTCAAAGATATTCAGAAACTAAAAGCAGAGTAGAGCAAGCAACTAAATGGGTAGTTCAAAAAGTTGATATAGAAGCCCATGAATCAAAAATGTTTCTTGGCAACTAAACAAGTTAATAAATTTAAGGAGGAAGAATAATTATGAAAATTACAGCAGAATTTAATTCAAATGAGGAGTTATTAAATTTTATTAATACTTTTGGTACTACTACTAACATTATACAGGAAATAGAGCCTAAACAAGTAGGACAAGCATCTACAGAAAAGAAAGAGGCAGTCAAGGAAGCTCCTAAAAAAGAAGTTAAGAAAGATATTAAGAATGAGGAAGTTAAATCAGTGGATCCACCTAAACAAGATACTAAGAAAGAAAAAAATCCACCAGCAGAACAAACTGAGAAGGAAAATAAACCAGTAGAAGAACCTAAAACTGAGATTACAAAAGAAATGGTAAGAGCTATATTTACAAAGTTAATACAAGCAGGTAAGCAGAAAGAAGCTAAGGAGATAACCGCAAAATATGGTGCTAGTAAACTGCCTGAATTAAAAGAAGAACACTATGCCGCAGTAATAAAAGAAGTGGAGGAGCTATTATAATGGCAAAACATGCAATACTTAGTGCTAGTGGGGCAAGTCGTTGGCTTGCATGCCCACCTAGTGCAAGATTAGAAGAAAATTATCCTAATAAAAGTAGTGAATTTGCTAAGGAAGGAACTTTAGCGCATGAATTAGGGGAGTTAGGTTTAAAGAAAAACTTAGAACTTATATCCACAAGGAAATATAATTCTGAGGTTAAAAAAATACAAGCAAATGAACTTTTTACAAAAGATATGCCAGATTATGTAGAAGTTTATGTAGATACTTGCATGGAGAAAGTTGCAGAGGCCAAGGCTAAAACACCAGATGCATTATTCAAAATAGAACAAAGATTAGACTTTAGTGAATGGGTACCTGATGGTTTTGGTACTGGGGACTTTGTAATAATTGCAGATGGAACAATGGAAATATGCGATTTAAAGTATGGTAAGGGTGTTCCTGTAAGTGCAGTTAATAATAAACAAATGAGATTATATGCATTAGGAGCTATAGCAGAGTTTAGTTTTTTATATGATATAGAAAATATAAAAATGACAATTATACAACCTAGGTTAGATTCTATATCTACAGATGAAATGAAAGTAGAAGAATTGCTTAAGTGGGCAGAAGAAGAATTAAAACCTATAGCTAAATTAGCTTTTGAAGGTAAAGGAGAATTTTGTGCAGGAGATCACTGTAAATTCTGTAGAGCTAAGGCAGTATGCAAGGCCAGAGCTGATAAGAATATGAAATTAGCACAATATGATTTTCAAGAGCCAAATACCTTAGATAATAACGATATAGCCTTTATTCTAGGTAAAGCTGATGAACTCATTAACTGGGCTAAAGATGTACAAGAATATGCATTAGAACAGGCATTAAAAGGTGAGGAATTTGACGGGTTTAAGGTCGTAGAAGGTAGAAGCAATAGGAAGTGGACTGATGAAGAGAAAATAGGAAAAATACTTTTAGGACAAGGATTCTTAGAAGATATTATATATACTAAAAAACTTACAGGAATTACAAATATGGAAAAAGCTATAGGTAAGAAAGAAGTTACTAAGTTATTAGGTGATTATATTATAAAGCCACAAGGCAAACCAACTTTAGCAACTATAACAGATAAAAGACCGGTTTATAATTCTGCTGAAGCAGATTTTAAATAAAGAGGTATCTTATGTATATGGATTATGTAGAAGAAGAGATACAAAAAGAAAACTATTATAAAGAGGAGAGATTAATTATGATAAAAGCAAAAAGAACAGGAACAAAGGTAACTACAGGAAAGGTTAGATTAAGTTATGCACATTTATTTGAACCTCATGCAATAGAAGGAAATGAACCTAAATACTCAGTAAGTGTGATAATACCTAAGACAGATACAGAAACATTAAAAGCTATTAAAGAAGCTACTAATGAGGCTAAGGAGCTAGGAAAATCTAAATGGAATGGTAAAGTACCAGCAACTCTTAAAACACCTTTAAGAGATGGAGATACAGAAAGACCAGATGATGAAGCTTATACTAATTGCTATTTCTTGAATGCTAATAGCAAGAATAAGCCTGGCGTTGTTGATAAAAATGTACAACCTGTGTTAGATGCTACAGAAGTATATAGTGGCTGCTATGCAAGACTTACTCTTAATTTCTATGCTTACAGTGCAAGTGGTAATAAAGGTATTGCTTGTGGATTAGGCAATGTTCAAAAGCTAGAAGATGGTGAACCATTAGGTGGATTTACAAGAGCAGAAGATGACTTTGAGGCAATAGAAACTGCAGAAGATGATTTCTTAGGTTAGAGTTATGAAGATAAATAATATATCAGATTTAACTAAATATCCTATTCCTTCAGTTGTATTAGAAGATATAAATAAAAGAATCACAGATTGGTTAGCAGCTGGAGGAAAAGAAGATGATCCATATATAAAACAGCAACTTAGATATGCTGAAAAATTTGTGAGGTAGTAATATGAGAACACTTGCAATAGACGTTGAAACATATTGCGAGTTAGACATTAAAAGTGTGGGTGCTTATAAATATTGTGAGCACCCATCATTTGAAATAATCTTACTTGCATATGCCTATGATGATGAACCAGTAAAAATAATAGACATTATGAATGGAGAGAAAATACCAGAGGTACTGGAATTTGATATTTATGAGCATTACAGTAGAGTTTTAAAAACTGCATTTAACGCCAATTTTGAAAGAAATGCAATTAAGGCCCATTTCAAGGGTTTCAAGTGTCATCCTGATGATTGGGAATGCACAATGGTAAAAGCTTTAACGCTAGGTCTACCAAGTTCTTTAGATATGGTTGGTAAAGCTTTAAAGTTTGAAGAAGATAAACAAAAGATGAAAGAAGGTAAGGCTTTAATACAATATTTCTGTAAGCCTTGTAAACCTACTAAAACCAATGGTAAGAGAACTAGAAACTTGCCAGAACATGATATGGAGAAATGGGAAACTTTTAAAGAATACTGTAAGCGAGATGTTGAAGTAGAAAGAGAAATAAGAAATTTATTAAATAGATACAAGACCACAATTAAGGAAAAAGAATTATGGCAGCTAGACCAACACATAAATGACCGAGGTGTAAGGGTAGATTTAGTACTAGTAGAAAATGCTATTAAGTGTGATGAATCATATCAAGAAAGATTAAAAGAAGAAGCTATTAATCTTACAGGATTAAATAATCCTAATAGTCCAACTCAATTAAAAAAATGGATAAGTGAACGTGTTGGCCATGAAGTTACAAGTCTAACAAAAGACAGTATTCCAATACTTATAGAAGAATCAAAAGATAAAAATGTAAAAAAAATTTTAGAGTTAAGGCAACTTATGGCCAAGACATCAATTAAGAAATATCAAACAATGCTTAATGCTAGATGTGATGATGAAAGGGTTAGGGGATTACTTCAATTTTATGGTGCTAATAGAACTGGAAGATGGGCAGGTAGACTAGTTCAGGTTCAGAACCTTCCACAAAACCATTTACCAGATTTAGAAGAAGCAAGAAACTTATTAAGAAATGGAGACTTTGAAACAATAGAATTCTTATTTGATAGTATTCCAGATACATTAAGTCAACTTATTAGAACAGCATTTATACCTACAGATGGTAATAGATTCATAGTTGCAGATTTTAGCGCTATAGAAGCAAGAGTAATAGCATATTTAGCAAATGAACAATGGAGACTAGATGTATTTAAAGAAGGTGGAGATATATATTGCGCATCAGCTTCTAAGATGTTTAAAGTTCCAGTTGAAAAGCATGGTATTAATGGTCATTTAAGAGCAAAAGGAAAGATTGCTGAGCTTGCATTAGGATATGGTGGAGCAGGTGGAGCTATTAGAGCTTTTGATAAAACTGGAAGTATTCCAGATGAAGATTTACCTAAGTTAGTTTCAGATTGGAGAAAAGCTAGTCCACATATAACACAATTTTGGTGGAATGTAGATAAAGCAGCTAAAAAAGCTATAACAGAAAAAACTACAGTTGCATTACATCATGGAATTAAATTTATTTATGATCCAGGGGTTCTATTTATACAATTACCAAGTGGAAGAAAGTTAAGTTATTTAAGACCTAAGATAGAAGAAGGTAAATTTGGAAGTGATGTTATAACATATGAGGGAATGGAACAGACAAGTAAACAATGGAAAAGGATTGAAACTTATGGCCCAAAATTAGTAGAAAACATTGTGCAGGCATTCGCTAGAGATTGTTTAGCAGAAACAATGACAAGAGTTGAGAAAAAAGGATTCAAAATTGTTATGCATGTACATGATGAATTAGTTTTAGATGTACCTAAAGAAATAGGAAGTGTAGAAGAAATATGTAGTATATTTGCTGAATCTATAGAATGGGCTCCAGGATTACCATTAAAAGCTGATGGATATGAATGCAATTATTATATGAAAGATTAGGACTGAACATGATTAAATTACGAATTAAATAGGAGGTATTTATGAAGGGCTTGAAGTTTCCTGAAATGAGTAATGAAGAAAGAAAAAAAGCGTGAAATGATTTAAAAGCAAATGACATTATAGTTGAAATTGAACACAACTATTGGAGTAATTCATGGATAATAAAACAACGAAAAGTAATTAAAAGAACCCCAAAAGGTTATATCAGATTAGATAATGGAGTATTGTTAAGGAATTTTGGGGATGGATATCACATAGTTACAGAAGATTTAAAAGAATGGTATTCGAAAGTTAAACTTGAAGAAAATTTAATTAGTTTATTTCATGAAACATTTAGAAATAAAAAAATATTAAAAAACAACTTAGACTATGAAGATGCTTTAAAACTTAAAGAAATTTTAGAAAGAATACTTAATAAGTAAGTCACATTTCAAACAAAAAAATTTATAAGGAGAGTGTAAAAACTATGGATAAAATTAGAGATATTTCAATAAATGAGGCGGTACTTCATGTACTGGACAATAATTCAGATGAACCTATATTAAATAATTATAAAATGGCCCTTAATGATGAGGTGTATAAATTTATTTTAAGTCATATCGAAAGAGTACTTAAAGATAATGATTTAAAATATGCAATATTTAAAGAAAGTAGTACTGAGATAAGAGAAACCAGCCAGGACTATTTAAATGGGCAGATTGATTTGCTTGAAGCTTCAAATTGTGTAGCCAATAGCCTATTTAGTTTTATGAAATCTGATATTAATATACCATCTTGTAATTTATTTGTTGTATCTATTAATACTGAGTATGGTCCTATGTTAGGAATACTTAAGCTTGATTATATTAAACAATATGCGCATGAGATTGATTTTATTGATGATAATGTAGTAATTAAAATAACACCTATAACAACAGGGCTACCAGCAACTAAAAAAGTTCAAAAGGCTGCTTTTATTAGACCTATACGTAATGGCCAAGAATATAATCTTTTAGTACTTGATAAAGTTAAAAGTAAGAAAAGTGATGAATACGGAGCTGACTATTTTACAGAAAAATTCCTTGAATGCCTATTGATTGATAATGATAGAGATAATACAAGAGTTTTTATGAATGCAGTAGAGAATTGGACAAGAAGTAATTTAAAAGAAGATGCAGTAAAGGCAGAGGAAATAAGAAGTTTTGCTAAAAGTGAACTTAGAGAAAATGAAGAAATAGACATATATAATTTTGCTTCAAAGGTTTTATCTTTTGAAGAAAGTAAGAAAGATTTTATTGCTTATATGCAAGCTAATGATATTGAAAAAATAAAGGTTGATAAAGAATACTTAGAAAAAAGACTTAGTAAGTTAAAACTTAAAATAGATAGTGACATTGAAATTAGTATAACTGAAGAAGCTTATAGAGATATTAATAGATTTGGCATTCAAAATAATGGAGATGGATCCATAACCTTTATGATAAAAAATGTAGATAGATATGTAGAGAAATAAGGTGAATAAAAAGAACATTCTTTTATATAGAAAAGAGGTGATACTTTGGAAGCCTATAAAACAGAAGATAAGCCTAAAATTAAATATGATGGATCTATAGCTATAGCCACTGGAAAAAGCAAAAAGGAAACTCATTGGAAAAATAAAAATATCTTATGGTCAGAGTTAGTTGATAAGTTATCTAATACTACAAGAACACCTGAAAGTTATGCGGAATATAAGAAAATGGCTAAAACTGAAAAGGATAAGATTAAAGATGTAGGTGGATTTGTAGGTGGTGGACTTAAGAATGGACGTAGAAAAGCAGAGAACGTCCAGAATAGAACATTATTAACTTTAGACTTAGACTATGTTAATGGTGATATATGGTCAAGCATAGAGTTGTTATGGGATTTTTCAGTTGTAATGTATTCAACTCATACTCACGCAGTAGATAACCAAAGGTTAAGATTGGTTATTCCTTTAAGTAGACCAGTTTTACCTGATGAATATCAGGCAATATCAAGAATGATAGCTAGCGACCTAGGAATAGATCAATTTGATGATACAACCTATGAACCTAGTAGATTAATGTATTGGCCAAGTACTTCAAGTGATGGAGATTATATTTTTAAAATCCAAGATGAAACTTGGTTAAATCCCGATGAAATATTAGCTAGATATACTTTTGGGTGGCAGGATGTAAGTTATTGGCCAGAAAGTTCAAGAGCTAGGGCAAAATTAAATAATGCAATAAAAAAGCAAGAAGACCCACTAGAAAAGAAAGGTATTATAGGGGCATTTTGTAGGACCTATACAATAACTGAAACTATAGCAGAATTTTTAAATGATATATATGTTCCAGGTATAGATGAAACTAGATACACATATGCAGAGGGTAGCACTACAGGCGGAGTTGTAGTATATGAGAATAAGTTTAGTTATAGCCACCATGGTACGGATCCAGCTAGTAATATTTTATGTAATGCTTTTGACCTAGTTAGAATTCATAAGTTTGGCCATCTAGATGATGAGGCTAAACCAGATACTCCAGCCAATAGAATGCCATCTTTTACTAGAATGAGTGAGTTTGCTAGTTCTGATGAAAAAGTAATGCAGACTTTAGGAAAAGAAAGAATGGAAAAAGCTCAAGAGGATTTTGGTATTGTTGAAACTGAGGAAGTAGATACAGAGTGGTTAAAAGAAATTACTTACACAGAACAAGGCAAAGTAAGAAGTACTATTAGTAACTTTTTATTAATAATAGAAAATGACCCAATGCTTAAAGGCAAGATAGCCTATAATGAATTTTCCAACAGAGCTGTAGTTATTGGCCAGCTTCCTTGGAGAAAAAAAGGCAATATATCAGATTGGAACGATACAGATGACAGTGGATTAAGAGAATTTATTGAGAAATATTACAGTATTTCAAGTACCGCAAAATGTGCTGATGCTTTAGCATTAGTTTTTGAAAAACATTCTTTTCATCCTATTAAAGAATATTTAAATAGTCTTAAATGGGATGGTAAAGAGAGAATAAACACTTTATTAATAGATTATCTCGGTGCAGAAGATAGTAATTATGTAAAAACAGTTACAAGGAAAACACTAGTAGGAGCAGTGGCAAGAATTTTTATTCCAGGAATTAAATTTGATACTATGCTTGTTTTAAGTGGACCACAGGGAATAGGTAAAAGTACTATAATAAAAAAACTAGGTAAGGATTGGTATAGTGATAGTTTAACAACCGTAAGTGGTAAAGAAGCTTATGAACAACTTCAAGGTTTTTGGTTAATTGAAATGGGAGAAATGACAGCAACTAAAAAAGCAGATATTGAAGCAACAAAACATTTTTTATCTAAACAAGAGGATATTTATAGAGTGGCTTATGGTAGAAGAACAAGTCGTTTCCCAAGACAATGCATATTTATAGGTACTACTAATGATAAAGAATTTCTAAGAGATAAAACAGGTTCTAGAAGGTTTTGGCCAGTTGATGTAGGTATTCAAAAACATAATAAATATGTATGGAGTGATTTAACAGATTATGAAATCAATCAAATATGGGCTGAAGCTGTAGGCTTGTGGAAAAATAAAGAACCTTTAAATTTAAATGATGAAGAGAAAAAAGAAGCCGAAAAACAGCAAGATGCACATAGTGAAGAAAGCGCAAAAACCGGATTAGTTGAAGAATATCTTAACAAGTCATTGCCTGATGATTGGTATAGTCTAGGGTTATCGGAGAGGAGAAATTATATACAGGGTTCTGATTTTGGAGAAATTCCAGAGGGCAATTTAAGGCGAGATAAAACTTGTGTTATGGAAATATGGGTTGAACTTTTTAATGGGGATCCTAAACAGCTTACACCATTACACAGTAGAGAAATTAACGATATTCTAAAAGGGCTTAAAGAATGGGAAAGACATAAAAGTAAATTGAGATTTGGTAAAGTCTATGGTATTCAAAGAGCTTATATACGGAAAATTTAGCGTTACCAAAATTAAATTAAAGGATGTTACCAATGTTACCATTAAAAATCACTTTGGTAACGCTTTTGGTAACACCTTAAAGTTAGATATATCAAGGCTTATATGGCTAGTGTTACCAATGTTACCAAAATATTATATATAAGTAGTATTTATATAATTAGGCATATACGTATATATACCCATATGCCTAATAACACGGATATATATTATATAGAAACTTTGGTAACATGGTAACACCTAAAATTTGGAAGGTGATTTAAATAGAAGAATCAAGAGTTGAAAAAAGACTTAAAAAAGAAATAGAGAAGTTAGGCGGTAAGGCTTTAAAGTTTGTAAGTCCAGGAGTGTCAGGAGTGCCTGATAGGATTATTTTATTACCACAAGGAAGGATTATTTTTGTAGAGCTTAAAGCACCAGGTAAAAAACCAAGACCTATACAAAAATATAGGATTAAAGAATTAAGAGCTTTAGGGTTTAGGGTAGAAATTATAGATAGTATTGAGGGGATAAATAATTTTATAGAGGAGATTAAATAATTTCTAAGTTTAGAAAAGAAAGAAGGTGATTATATGAAATTCACCCCATGGAATTATCAGCAATATGCAATTAACCATATTATTGAACATAATGCATCAGGATTATTTTTAGACATGGGTATGGGTTGAGCCTAAGGTAAAACTGTTAGTACACTAACTGCAATAGATGATTTACTATTTCTTGGTGAATCAGAGAAGATATTAGTAATAGCACCTTTAAGAGTAGCTGAAGATACATGGAGCACAGAAATAGATAAATGGGACCATATCAACCATCTAAAAATATCTAAGATTTTAGGAACCCCAAAACAGAGAATAGACGCAGTTGAAAAAAATGCGGACATATATGTAACAAATAGAGAAAATGTGGTTTGGTTAGTAGATAATTATTTTAAACAATGGAAATGGGATACTTGTGTTATAGATGAGTTAAGCTCCTTTAAATCTTCTAAGGCTAAAAGGTTTAGAGCTCTAAAGAAAGTTAGGCCATACTTTAAAAGAATGGTAGGACTTACTGGAACTCCGGCACCTAATAGTTTAATAGATTTATGGCCACAAATTTATTTATTAGATGGTGGTAAAAGATTAGGTAGAACTATTACGAGTTATAGGCAACAATATTTTAACCCAGGAAGAAGAAATCAATATGTAGTTTATAATTGGGAGCTAAAAGATGGAGCAGAAGAACAGATCCATAAAAAGATAGGTGATATTTGTATTTCTATGATGGCCAAAGATTATTTAGATATTCCTGAAAGAATTGATAATGTTATAAATATTAATTTACCTGAAAATGTAATAAGTAAATATAAGCAACTAGAAAAGGATTTAGTATTAGAATTAGGTGAAGATGATATTACAGCAGCTAATGCAGCAGTACTTACTAATAAGTTATTACAAATGTCTAACGGGGCAATATATTCAGAGGACAAGTCTGTGGTAGAAATTCATGAAGAAAAACTAAAAGCTTTATTAGATATTATAGAGGCAGCTAATGGGAAACCAGTTTTGATATTTTATAGCTTTAAGCATGATTTTGATAGAATAGTTAATTTCTTAAAAACTAAAAAGTTAAATGCAATAGGATTAGAAGATTCAAAGGATATTAAAAAATGGAATAATGGAGAAATACCTATACTTTTAGTACATCCAGCTTCAGCAGGACACGGATTAAATCTTCAATATGGTGGCAGTATTATTGTTTGGTTTGGGCTTACATGGAGTTTGGAGTTATATCAACAAGCTAATGCAAGACTTCATAGACAGGGGCAAAAAGAAACAGTAGTAATTAATCATTTAGTAAGTAAGAATACTGTAGATGAAGATGTTATAAAAGCTTTAGGTAGTAAAGAAGTTAATCAGAATGTATTACTAGAAGCTGTAAAAGCAAGATTAAAGGAAAGTAGGTAAATATCGGTATGAAGTTGTTAATGCAAGTACTTAAAAAGAATGACAGGCTTAAAATAGATAATACAACAATAGCATCAAAAGAACTAATAGCTAAGATTACAGAAGAATACAAAGAGGTAATCGAGGCTATACAAAAATATGAAAATAATAAAAGACTTATTAACTTAAAAGATATAATTAGAGAAACTTATGATTTAATACAAATGTGTATACTAGTTTTATGGAAATGTCACAGAAAGGCATTAACATTAGATGAACCTAATTTAATAAAAGAACTCAATGAAGAGCATATAGTTAAGTTGATAGATAAAAGAAAATGGACAGCAAAAGCTAATATTGATATAGAATTAAAAGAACAGGAGGGACTATATAGTGGAACAAAAGAATATAACATATGAAGAGGCTGTTAAAATTGGAATTAGAGAAGGTATAAAGTATATAAAAGAACAGGAATATCATAAGACAACAAAAAGATATGATAGACGTTTAAGAAATACTAGATTATTATTTAAACACTATAGAACATTGAATATCCATAATAAAATAGCAAATAATGCTGTAAAACAAGTAAATGAAGAAAATGCAATTGATATACTAGATGAAATAGATAGTATTAATGATGAAGAACAATATGTACAAGCTATATGCAGAACTAAAATAAGAACTTTGATAATAATAGAGCATATGAATAAAGCAATAAGCTACTATCAATCTATATGTAAAAATGAAGGTAAAAATAAAGAAAGAAGATATAATATAATAAAATATATGTATATGGATTCACCAGGAAATAGTAGCACACCAACTTATGAAGAAGTAGCAGAACATTTCAATATAAATGTTAAAACAGTTAGTAGAGATGTAAAGTCAGCTATTGAAGATTTAAGCGTATTATTTTTCGGGATTGATGGAATAAAATTATAAAAAATGTCCTTTATGTTATGTGAATAAAGCCTTTAAATTAGCCATTTAAAGTAAAATACGAGTGGGGATTTATGTCCTTTTTATATGGATTGACGTAATTAAACTAATATTATAATATGGTATTAGTAAAAATATATAACTACAAAAATATGTATATGTACTAAAAGCACTTAGATTAATTTCTAGGTGTCTTTTTTATATTTATAAGGGAGGTGGCATTATGGCCAAGTTAACACATAAGCAAAAGAAATTTTGTGATGAATATTTAATAGACCTTAATGTCACACAAGCAGCAATAAGGTCAGGTTATAGTAAAAAATATGCTATGGCTCATGCTTATGAATTATTGGATAAACCAAAGATAAAAGAATATATAGATAATCAAGTAAAGCAAATGGAAGATGAAAGAATAGCAGATGCAAAAGAAGTAATGGAATATTTAACGTCTGTTATGAGAGGCGAACTTAGCGAAGAAGTAATAGTAGTTGAAGGTGAAGGAGATGGATGCTCCAGCGCAACTAATGTAAAAAAACAAGTGGGAGCTAAAGAACGTAATAAAGCAGCAGAGTTATTAGGCAAGCGATATAGATTATTTACAGACAAAGTTGAAATCGAAGGAGAGGTTCCGGTTGTAATAAGTGGCGGTGATAAACTTGAGGACTAATAATCAAGTTAACAATATCTATCTTCCAGATATAGTTGGAAAAGGCTATGCAACTTATTGGAACTATAGAGGGCTATATAGAGTATGCAAAGGTTCAAGAGCATCTAAGAAGTCAAAAACAACAGCATTAAACTTTATAACTAGAATAATGGAGTACCCAGAGAGCAATTTACTTGTAGTAAGAAAGACTTTCAGAACAATTAAAGATTCATGTTTTGCAGAGCTTAAGTGGGCTATGCATAGGTTACAGGTAGATAAATTTTGGGATATAAAAGAATCACCACTTGAAATGACATATATACCTACGGGACAAAAGATTTATTTCCGTGGGCTAGATGACCCTTTGAAAGTAACTTCAATAACTGTAGATATAGGTTACTTATGTTGGTTATGGATAGAAGAAGCCTATGAAATATCTAGTGAGGATGATTTTAATACCCTAGATGAATCTATAAGAGGTAAAGTTCCAGAAGGATTATTCAAACAAGTAACACTTACATTCAATCCATGGAATGAGCATCATTGGATAAAGAAAAAGTTCTTTGATGTAAAAGACGAGGAGATACTAGCAATTACAACTAATTATCTTTGTAATGAATGGTTAGATGAAAAGGACCATAAGAAGTTTCAAATTATGAAAGAGAGAAATCCAAGACGTTATAAAGTTGCTGGTTTAGGTGATTGGGGTATTGTTGATGGACTAGTATTTGAAAATTGGGAAGAAAAATATTTTGATATAAACGAAATTAGAGGACAACAAGGAATAAAGAGTGCGTTTGGATTAGACTTTGGTTATACAAATGACCCTAGTGCTATGCCTTGCAGTTTAGTAGATGAAGTTAATAAGATTATTTATGTATTTGATGAAATGTACGGGGAAGGAATGTCTAATGAGAAGATAGCTAAAAAGATTACAGCTATGGGTTACAGTAAAGAAAAGATAATAGCAGAATCGGCAGAGCCTAAAAGTATTGATAGACTTAGAGAACTTGGAATAAGAAGAATAAGGAGTGCTAAAAAAGGTAAGGACAGTATTAATAATGGGATTGATTTTATAAGTGACTTTAAGATAATCATTCACCCTAGGTGTGTGAATTTTATAACTGAAATAAGCAATTACACTTGGGCTACAGATAAGAAAACTGGAAAAAAACTAAATACTCCAATAGATGACTTTAATCACTTAATGGATGCATTTAGATATTCATTAGAGCCATTCATAAAGAAAACAGGATTATCAGTATTAAAATAAGGAGGTGTATACATGGGGTTTTTGAATAATTTAATAAAGTCTAGTACTCCAGCAATGACACAAGAACAAATAATAAATAAGCATATACAAGACTTTGAAAGTAGTCAAAAGAGAAATAATATGCTCGTAGGTGAAAAGTATTATGATAATGAAAATGATATTAAGCAAAGAAAAATGTATAAGTATATTGATGGGCAAAAGGTAGAAGATAAAGAAAGACCTAATAATAAACTATCACACGGATTTGCTAATCTATTAGTTGATGAAAAGGTAAGTTACTTATTAGGGTCTTCCCCTAAGATTACAGCAGATGATGAAGAATTTCAAAAGAAATTTATAGAGATACTAGACTATAAATTTGATGATAAACTCCAGGAGATAGGAGTTGAAGCAAGTAATAAGGGCATAGCGTGGCTTCAACCATATATAAATAATAATGGAGAATTAAAGTTTAGAAAACATGAGAGTGAACAAATAATACCTATTTATAAAGATAGCACAAAGGAAGAAACTGAAGCCATTATAAGATTTTATTATATTGAAACTTATGAAGGAGAGAAAAGAGTTGATGTAAAAAAAGTAGAGTATTGGACAAAAGATACTGTAACTTATTACACTGATTATAAAGGAAATTTAATTCCGGATATAGAATCTCCAGGAGAAGGTGAACCAGTAGGGCATTTTTTAGTTAATGGCAAATATCAAAGCTGGGAAAGAGTTCCTTTTATACCTTTTAGAAATAACAGTAGAGAAAAGAATGACCTAACGTATTTTAAGGATCTAATAGATGATTATGATAAAAACACCTCGGATACATCTAATACACTAGATGATATAGCGAGGTTTATTTATGTTTTAAAAAATTATGGTGGTACTGATCTAGATGAGTTTCTTAATGATTTAAAACTCTATAAAGTTGTTAAGGTTGATGATGAAGGCGGGGTAGATAAGTTAAGCCCAGATATAGATATAGAAGCAGTAGAAAAACACTTAGACAGATTAAAGAAAGATATTTATACATTTGGCAAAGGTGTAGACAAAGACACAGACAGATTTGGCAATAGTCCTAGTGGAATAGCTCTTAAGTTTTTATATTCAGCTTTAGATTTAAAGTGTGACCAGATGGAGAGAAAATTTAAAAATGCTTTTGATGAACTATTTTGGTTTATTGCCAAATATTTAAAAGTGAGTAACAAAGGATCATATGATTATAAAACTGCTAAGGTTACCTTTGTTAGAAATATGCTTATAAATGTTAGTGATTCAATTAAAAATGTTAGTGATTCACAAGGAATAATATCTAAGAAAACCCTATTAGAAAATCATCCATTTGTTTCAGATGTAGCAGAAGAATTACAACGGTTAAAAGAAGAAAAAAATATTAATTTACCATTTCAGGATAAGATACCTACGGAAGATGGTGGGGTAAATGAAGAATAGTGAGTACTGGGAAAAGAGAATAGCAAATAATACATGGAAAACTTATAATAGCTTAGAAGAAAAGAATAGAGCCCTATTAGAAATGTACCAGGAAGCAAGTTTAAATATTTCTGATGAATTATATAGATTATCTGAAAAAATAAAAACTTCAACACCTATGCTTTCAGATATGCATAAATTTAATAGACTTACTAAACTTCAAGGGAATATGAATATAATTATAAAAGGATTAGGGGAAAATGTGGAAAAGTTTGGTAAGAAAAATATGTATGAAGGATTTAGCATAAACTATAAAAACATTATGGAAACATTAGGACAAACTAATTTTTCTATGCCTAATAAAAAACTTATGGAACAATTATTAAATAAACCATGGTTTGGGAGTAATTTCTCTACTAGGCTATGGAAAAATACACAGGTGTTAGCTACAAATTTAAATGATATATTAACTAACGGGCTTATACAAGGTAAGACTGTAACAGAAATGGCCATACAACTTAATAATAGAATGAATGAAGGTTTTAATGTAGCACATAGATTAGTTAGAACTGAAACCATGCACTATCTAAATGAAAGTTCTATTCAAGCTTATAAAGATAGTGGTTGCGGGAGGGTTCAATATTGGGCAGCTAGTGATGAAAGGACTTGCCCTAGGTGTGGCATAAAGCATGGGAATCCATATATAATAAAAGATGCGCCAGTGCTACCATTACATGCTAACTGTAGATGTACTTACCTACCTGTAATAGATGAAGATGATGCATTAAAAGACCATGACAAAGCTAAAGAAGATATTAATAATGAGTTTAATAGAAGAGAAAAGGCTGGATATAAGTATAACAAAGATGGTACAATAATAGTAACAGAGGATCATAAAGGAGAACATTATAGTTTGCCAAGAAAATCTAAACCTTATGCAGTAATAGAAAGTAGTAAAGTTAGTAAGAATGGTTTTGTTCAGATTGATAGAACTCTTTATAATAGAGAAGGTATGATGGTTAAACAAATACATTCAGGGCATCATAATAGACCTAAACAACATCCATATGGCAAGTATGGGGAACACGCCCATATTTATAAGTGGAATTCAAAAGGAGAGATTGATTATAGGGATGTAAAAGAACTTACTAAAAAAGAAAGAAAAGAGCATAAGGATATATTAAGGGAGTGATAGAATGAAACTTGAACGATTAAAATATCAAAGTGAAACAGATGATATTACATTTAATTATAAAGATAAAGAGTATGTAATATGTTTGCTGAAAGACAAGTATTATGTAGGTGAAGCAGAAAAAGAAGATGATAATGTATTTAATTCTTTTGATGATATGGCTAATAACTGGATAATAGAAGGAAGTAAATTAAAAGATATTGTTGAGAAAATAGAAGTAATATAAAAGCACTTACTAAGTAAAAAATAGTAAGTGCTTTTATTATGTTTAAAATTAAGGAGGAAAAAGTAATGAGAAAATTATCAACAATTCAAAAGAGAGAAAAGTTAAATGAGGTCTTTGCTACAGATGGGATAGGTCCAGGTGGTGCTAATCATGAATATGTAATAGTTTCAGATAAAGGATTACAAGTGCCTAAAGAAATTAAGCTGGTATTCCAAAAAGGGCCAAGAAATGAGGAAAATAGTCAACAAGGAATTTTAGATACTGATTTATTAGAAATAGTAAGGGATAGATACAAAGCATTTCAATCAGGACCATTTGCTAGTGGGCATAATGAGAAAGCACTAGAACATATTGAAATTGCTTTAATGTATGCAAATAGAAGAGTTGAAGATAGAATTGAGAGAAATGTATTAGGAACAGACAATAAGTAAATTTAAAGTTTTAGAAATAAGGCTTTTTTATTTTGCCTTTTCAGTTTTATTAAAGGCATAGAAGAATAAATAAGGAACTATATTTGTGAAGCAAAACACGTATAAAAGCGTAAATATAGGAGGGTAACATGGAAGAATTATTAAAAAAATTAGAGTTCACAGATGAACAAATACAGAAGATTATAGGAGGGATGAAAGAAAATAAAATATATACTACCAAAGAAGAGAAGATAGAAGAAAGATACGATAAACTTAAAGAACAAAAGGCCGCATTAGATGAACAAATAAAGACAGCTAATGCAACTATCAATGACCTAAAGAAAAATAATACAGATAATGAAGAACTGCAAACAAAGGTTACAGATTACGAGACAAAGGTTTCAAAATATGAAAAACAAATACAAGATATGCAATTTAATTATGCAATAGATGGAGCTTTAAAGGGTGCTAATGTGAGAAATACAAAGGCTATTAAGGCTCTTTTAAACATGGACAATGTAAAGCTTGATGGTGAGAATATACTAGGACTTACAGAACAGTTAGAGTCATTAAAGGAAAGTGATTCATATTTATTTGAGACTACTGTAATTGGTAATGACCCAACAGATGGAAAGAGTAATCCAACACCACAAGACACAACAGATTTAAGAAGTGCATTAGCACAAAAATATCAATAAGAAAAGGAAAGGTGATATAATATGTCAATTACATTACAAGAAGCAAAAGTAGGAATGGCGGATAAAGTAGAGCAAATGGTCATAGATGAATTTAGAAGGAGTTCTTTGTTATTAGACAAATTAATATTTGATGATGCAGTTTCTCCTGGAACTGGTGGAAGTACTTTAACTTATGGATATACTAGATTAAAAACTCCAGCACAAGCACAATTTAGGGAAATTAATAAAGAATACACAGTACAAGAAGCTAAGAGAGAAAAGCACACTGTAGACTTAAAGGTATTTGGTGGTGCTTTTGAATTAGATAGAATATTAGCTAATACTTCTGGTGCAGTGGATGAAGTTGACTTCCAACTAAAAGAAAAAATCAAGGCTGCAAGCAATCTATTCCATTATACTGTAATTAATGGTGACAGTGCAGTAGATTCCAAGGCTTTTGATGGCTTAGATAAAGCACTAGTTAATAGTTCTACAGAGGTTAACAAGGATAAGGTTATTGACCTTTCAACTTCTGCAGCAGTAGATGCAAACTATAAAGACTTCCTTGATATTCTAGATGAATTTTTATCAGAATTAGATGGAACTCCTAATATGTTAATGGGTAATGGAAAATTAATGGCTAAGATAAAGGCATGTGCTAGAAGAGCTGGCTACTTAACTAAAACAGAGGATGGATTTGGTAAGCAAGTGAATGCATATAACAATATTCCATTACTAGATTTAGGTTATTATGTAGATAATGCTGGTACTGTACCTACTGTTAAAATTCAAAAAAGAACAGTTAATAATTCTGAAACTGATGGACTTACAGATTTATTTGCAACTAATATTAATTTAGGTGGATTCCATGGTGTTACTGTTAAGGGAGATAAAATTATAAAAACATACCTTCCAGATTTAAATGCACCAGGAGCAGTTAAGAAAGGTGAAGTTGAAATGGTTGCAGCAGTTGCATTAAAGAATTCTAGATCAGCAGGAGTTTTAAGAAATATAAAAGTAAGATAGTTAGGAGTGGGTTTTATGCCTAAGTATAAAATATTATCTCCAAATAAAGAGTACACTGGCATTAGTGCTGGTGTTTCTTTTGCTAATGGAGAAGGCTATACAGCAGATATGTGGATAGTTGAGTGGTTTAAGAACATGGGATATGAAATAGAAGAAGTTAAAACTTCTAAAAAGACAGGTGCTAAAGATGCTAAAAAAGATTAGGATAGCTCTTAATATATCCTTAGATGATACTTCAAAAGACGATCTATTAAATTTAATGATTGAAGATGTACAAGAATTTATTCTTAATTATTGTAATATTAAAGAACTTCCTGGAAAGGCAGAGAGTTTAATAAGAAGAATTGTAGTCATTAGGTGTAATATTATGGGTTCAGAGGGGTTAAGTTCTGAAAGCTATAGTGGAATATCACAATCATTTATAGATGGACTTCCTAAAGATATTAAACAAGAACTCGGAGCTATAAGGAAGGTGAAATTTTAATGCCTAGTATTAACAGAGATATGAAACCTATATTGCTAGAAACTAAAGTTAAAAAGAGAACACCTTCAGGAGCTACAAAAGAAGTATGGGACACTGATAATCCTATAACTATTCAAGTGGCTATATATGATATAGATGATAGGATTAATACTCAAAGCGTTAGGTTTAACGATTCTAGCCATAGTGGGCTTACTAGATATAAAGAGATTAAAGAAGGAATAAATAGACTTAGAAAAGGTGATACAGTATATAACATACTATCTGCTAAGACTAAAGGAAGATTGACACAACTTTATTTAAAGGTGGTTGATAGTAATGTCTAATGAAGAATTTAGGCAAAGTTGTAGAAATGCCAGTGTTTTAATGGATGAGATAATGCTAGGCAATATTACTAAAGCCTGTTTGGTTATAGAAAGAAAGGCTAAGATTAAATGTCCTGTAGATCAAGGGCCTTTAAGAGCTGCTATGTTTCATAATGTAGATCTGGGAAATGGGAAAATTAAGGGATATGTAGGAAATAGCATGGAATATGCCCCTTATGTACACAATGGCACTGGTATATACGCTAAAGATGGAAATGGAAGAAGAACACCATGGAAATATAAAGTTGAATCAGGTAAATATGCAGGATGGCATATTACTAAAGGACAAAAGCCTAATCAATTTTTAGAGAAAGCTAAATTAGAAAGTATAAACACTATTAAAGATATACTGAGGGAGGGTTTGAGATAGAGAATATAATTATAGAATATTTGAATACTAGGGAAAAATTAATAAGCTTAGTTGGTAAAGACAGGTTATTCCCACTATTTACTACAGATATAAAGAAGCCCTCATTAGTTTATACTTATACTCCTGTTATAAATGACTACGTAAGCCAATCTCAATTTGAAATAAAAGTAATTTGGAATGATTATGATGAAACAAAAGCTATAGAAAAATGTTTACTAAATATATTTTCAAATAAAGAAAGTGATGATAAATTTAAAACTTATAAAAATATAGATTTCAAAGCTAGTGTTAGTGGAGGAGGAATGCTATTTAGAGAAGATATACAATTTTTCGAAGATAGCATTATTTTTATAATTAAATTTAAGGAAAGAGAGGATGCAAATATATGAAAGATAATAATGAAATAATGTTAGGCGCAGGCGAGGTTTATATGTATGAATTTAATGAAGCAGAATTACCAACTGATGAAATAATTGAAACAGAGGATCACAATGTAGGTTATTGTTCTGGTGGTTTTAAAATTGACTATAAACCTAAAAAATATGAAGTTAAGAATCAATATGGTAGGGTTGTTAAATCTTTTATAACAGATGAAGAAATGACTGCTAAGACTGGAATAATAACATGGGATTTAGATAAGTTATCTTTACTGTCTACCGCTAAATTAGAAGAAGACAAAGAGAATAACACTAGAACTCTTACATTTGGTGGAGGAGGGTCATTAAAATATGTACTTGTAAGATTTGTACATGAGGAAAATGGAAAGAAATTAAGATTTACTATGATAGGCCAAGGTGGTAATGGTTTTGGATTAGATTTCGGAGATAAAGAAACCACTATAAATGCTGAAATACAAGGTATAGAAAGAATTAAAAACTTCTTAGCTAAATTTGAACAAGAAATATAGGAGGAATAATATATGTTAGATTTAGACCTAATAAATAATAAGCCAATAGAAATTAAGATAGATGGAAAGAAAATAAATGTTAATCAGCCCATTTTTATACTTGCTAAAAGGGTTAGGAATTTTGAAAAGCAATTAACAACTATAACAGATGAAGAAGAAATATACCAAGAACAAACTTGTATCTTATTAGAGTTTTTAAATAATAATTCATCTAATAAGAAATTTACAAATGATGACATAGAAAAACTTTCTTTTGGAGCTATAAGAGCATTATATAATGAGCTAGTTAGTTCTATAGTAAATATTTCTAATGACCCAAACTAAAAAGCCCTATTCCAGAGGGGAGAATAGGGGAAGCTATAACAGAGAAATATTTCCCTACTGATGAATGGGAATATGAATTTATGAATAAAACCGCAGATATTAAAGCTATAAGTGAGTATACAGGATTAAACTTCAATGAGGTTTACAACTTGCCATACTCACTTTTCCTTTTGTATAAAAAAGAATCATGGATACATGGAATTAAACAAACTGAAAAGGGTAGAGAGTTCTTAAAAACCTTATATGAACTTAATCAAACGAAAGCGGATTATAAAAAAATAAATAAATTTAACGAATATGGGGGTGCATAAATGGCTGGTGGTATAGAATTAGCACCTTTGTTTGTAAGGGTAGAATCTGAAACAAGTGGTTTCAGGAATGGGATGCGTGATGTAGAGAGGACAGGCTCAGAAGTTGCAGAAAGCAGTTCTAATAGATTCAAAAAAGTTGGTGAAAGTTTAACCAATGTAGGTGATAAATTAACTACTCATGTTAGTATGCCTTTAGCCGCTGTTGGTGGTGTAGCTGTAAAAGCGGGGATGGATTTTGAGGCAGAAATGTCGAAAGTTCAAGCTATTTCAGGAGCAACGGGAGAAGATTTTGGAAAGTTAAAAAGTATAGCCCAGGAAATGGGGGCTAAAACAAAATTCTCAGCTACAGAATCTGCGCAGGGATTAGAATATATGGCCATGGCCGGATGGAAAACACAAGATATGTTGGATGGATTACCACCTATATTAAATCTAGCTGCAGCAGCAGGGGAAGACCTTGGGATAACCTCAGATATTGTAACAGATGCACTTACAGCTTTTAACCTTAAAGCTAGTGATGCAGGACATTTTTCAGATATATTAGCATCTGCATCCTCTAACGCAAATACTAATGTATCCCTAATGGGTGAAAGTTTTAAGTATGCAGCTCCTATTTTTGGTTCAGTTGGATATAGTGCAGAAGATGCAGCTTTATCCATAGGACTTATGGCTAATAGTGGGATTAAAGGAACACAAGCTGGTACGTCACTTAGAAGTATAATAACTAGACTAGTTAAACCTACTAAAGAAAGTTCCCAAGCTATGGAAAGATTAGGATTAAGCATAACAGATGGTAATGATAAGATGAAACCTTTTAATGTTCTTATAGAGGATATGAGAAAAGGATTCGCAAAACTTACTCCAGAGCATAAAGCTAGTGTAGCAGCTCAATTGGCAGGACAAGAAGCTATGTCTGGCTTACTATCAATTGTTAATGCATCACCCGCAGATTATGACAAGCTTAAAGGCGCCATAAATGATTGTGATGGTGCAACCGAAAGAATGGCGGAAACTATGCAAGATAATGCAAAAGGTAGTGTTATAGAAATGAAATCTGCTTTAGAAGGGGCATCAATCAAAATATTCGAAGCAGTAGCGCCAAGTATAACGTCATTAGCAAATTCAGTATCTAACTTAGCAAATAAATTTAGTAATTTATCTCCTCAAACTCAAGAATTTTTAGTTAAGATGGGACTTGTTGGTATAGCTTTAGGGCCTATAATAGGAACCTTGGGAAGAACTATAACTCTTGTTGGCAAGGTAGGAGGAGCCATGTTGAGCTTAGGAGGCACATTAACTGGTACTACTACTGCAATAGCAGGAGTAGGAACAGCAGCAACAGGAGCAGGAGCAGCGGCGGGGGCGGGCGCTGTTGGATTTGGAGCTTTAGCTACTGCGGCATTGCCTATAGTTGGCGTATTGGCAGCGGTAACTGCGGGGGTATATCTGTATACTAAAAATACAGATATGATGAACTCTAGTTGTTTAAAATCCAAAGAAGAGTTAGGGTTTGTTGGAAGTGCATTAAAAACTTTGCACGGTGATATGGCTTTGACTTCTGATGAAATGGCTAAAATGAATATAAAACATAAGGAGTGGTCTAATAAAATTTCCCCTGAAACTCAACAGGCATTAACTAATACCTCTGAAAAAATATCCAAATTAAATTTTGAATTAAAAAATTCTAATGGTTTAGATGGAGTTATTAGTAAACCCCAAATTGAAAGTTTTAGGTCCAGGACTAATGAATTATATAATGAAGCTATAAAAAAGATAAAAGAAAGAACACCAGAAGTCCAAAAAGAAATGGCTAAGTCCTTTAAAGCTGATGATGGGGTTTTAGATAAGAATGAAAAAATATTATTGGATTTTATAAATAGTTCTCAAAATAAACAAATTAAAGAAATTGGAAAATATCAAAAAGAAATAAATTCAATATATGATAAAGCATCAAAAGAACATAGAGATTTAAAGCAAGATGAATTAAATAAAGTAGCAGAATTGCACAATAAAATGGGTCAATCCATTATGAATAACACAGTTAAAAATAATCAGGAATTAATAGCAGCACAAGCCAATTTTAATGCTAGGATAAAAAATGTTGATATGCAAGGATTATCATCATTATTAACTGAAAAATCTAAAGCAAGAGATAAGGAAATAAAAAGTGTAAAAGAACACTACAATACAGAAATAGAATTATTAAAACTTAATAGGCCTAAGATGAATAAAGAACAGCAAAAAGCCTGTGATGAACAAATTGCAAAATATGAAAAATTGAAAACTGATGCAGTTAAAACTGAGCAAGATAAATATAAAAGTTTTTTAAATGAAGCTATGAAACAATATCCTGAATTAATAAAATATATCGATGTAGAAAATGGAAAGATATTAACTAATGAAGAAAAATCTAATAATCAAAAATTAATTAATTATACGGATCACATGGAAAAAATAAATGGCATTACAAAAACTGGATATTATGAAATAAAAGATACAGTAACAGGTCAAATGCATGGGTGTTATGTAGAAGTAGACCAAAATAGTGGAAAAATACGTGGTGTTTGGGATAATACAACACATGAAGTATATGGTAATCCAATAAGGCCACAATCAGATATAGCTGCAGATTTATTAAACGGGCAAAGATTTCAGCCTATAAAAGATTCTTATGACAGAAAAAAAGATGATATATGGGAAGCGCCAATAAAAGTTGCAAGTGAAAAAAATAATAATTTATTCTCATGGGTAAAACCATTATGGGAAGGAGTAAGGGCATCAATTGCAGCAATGCCTATAGGAGTAACAGGAGGCGGGGCGAGTATAGTAGCTGGAGCATTTGGAAATCACTACAATGGATTAGATAGCATTCCTTATGATGGCTATATAGCTCGACTTCATAAGAATGAGAGAGTATTAACTGCTGAGGAAAACAAAGCATATAGCAATAACAAAATGGGAAATTCAGAAATAAATATTATATTTAATGAGAAGGTTGATTCTCCTGCTGAAACTGCTAGAAGAATGCAAAATAGTTTAAGGGAAATAGGTTTTTCATTCTAAAAGGGGGTGATTATTTGGAGATAATTTTAAAGAATAAATCAGGTGAAGAAGTTATTTTTAATAATTACTCTTCTTTTATTATAAATAATTTTCAAGATGATGGAATAAAAGTGAGTAACATATCTAATAAATCTATGCTCCAAGATGGCCAGCAGTACCTAGATAATACATTAAACACAAGACAATTAAGATTAAAATATACTATAATTGCAGATAATAGAATAGAATTAGAAGAAAAAAGATTAAAGTTAAATAGAGTTATAAACCCTAAAAATGGTGAGCTTGAAATACAATTAATTATTGATAATAGACATTATAAAATAAATGCAATGTTAGATGGTACTCCTGCTAATGTAGATTCAGGTTGTTGCTTTAATGAAAGTAATCTTACTTTTTTATGTAATAATCCATTTTGGATAAATAATTTAGATGAAAAAGTTAGTATAGCATTATGGAAAGGAGATTTTCATTTCCCTTTAGTAATTCCAGTCAATAGGGGTATTACCATGGGGCATAGAGAACCAAGCCTTATTGTTAATGTAATTAACAATGGACATGTTAAGACGGGTATGATAATAGAGTTTAGAGCTAGAGGGATATTAAAAAATCCATCTTTATTTAATGTAAATACTAGAGAATTTATAAAAATAAATAAAGAAATGGTGGCAGGAGAAAAATTTATTATAAACACTAATTGTGGTAAAAAGAAGATTATACAAAACTTAAACGGTATAGAAACAGACATATTAAATTATTTAGATATTGTAGGTGGAGGAGATACATTCTTACAATTAGATGTAGGAGATAACTTATTTCGTTATAATGCAGATAGCAATTTAGATAACTTAGAAGTTAATATATATTTTAGTTCACAGTATTTGGGGGTGTAGTTTGTGGAATTATATATATTCAATAAATATTTAGAATTAAAGGGTATATTAGATACTTTCATATCATTAAGATGGATAAGACGGTTTCATAAATCAGGTGAATTTCAATTAAATTGTATGTTTGATATTAATACTTTGAATTTATTGAAACCAGAAAATATTATTTATAGAAAAGATGATTTAGAAGCTGGATATATAGAAACAATACAAATTAAGTTAAATGAAAACGGTCAAGAGTATCTAGAAATTAAAGGTAAATTCCTTACTAATTATTTAAATAGTAGGATTAGTTGGGAAAGAATAAAATTTGATGGTGGATTAGAAAGCTTAATAAGGAAATTAATTAATGATAATGTTATTAATCCTAAAAATATTAATAGAAAAATATCTAATTTAGTTTTAGGGGATATAAAAGGATTCAACGAAAACATAAAATATAGTGATAGTTTTGGAAATATATTAGGGCAATTAGAAAAAATATCTACAACAAATAATATAGGCTTTAGAAATATATTAGATATAAAAACTAAAAAAATAATATTTGATTTATACAAAGGTGTTAATAGAACAGCTAATAATAGCTCTATAGCACCTTGTATTTTTTCTAGGGAGTTTGAAAATATACTTAACCAAGAATATGTAAATAGTTTTAATAATTATAAAAATACAACTTTAATTGCAGGAGCAGGAGAAGGTAGTGCTAGAAAAATAACGTATATGGAAAATGGAATAGGATTAGATAGGCGTGAATTATATGTAGATGCTAGAGATATATCGGATAAAGAAGAGAAAACAAGAATGGTCGAAGATAGAGATCTAGAAGGAAATATAATTGGAGAACATGAAGAAACTTATGAAGCTGAAATACCATGGGACAGATATGAACCTTTATTATTACAAAGAGGAAAAGAGAAATTATCAGAATGTCAAAAAATAGAAACATTTAATAGTAAAATAAACATTCAAAGTAACAATGTATATAAAAAAGATTATGATTTAGGGGATGTTGTTACCATAAGAGATAAGAAATGGAATTTAATGATTAATGAAAGAATTACAGAAATAGAGGAAATATTTGATAATAATGGTAAATCAGTTAATGTAATGTTTGGTAATCAAATCCCCTCTATAATAGATAAGATTAAACAAACGGTGAGGTGATAATATATGATAAAAAGTTTTCCTTTTGATGCTGTTATAGATCAAAATGGTACCCCAGATAGAGTATATTTGGCAGAAGACTTCGCTCGATATTTTGCTAAATTTATAGGAACTGGAGTATATCCTAATCCAGCAACAGGATTACAAGTAGTTGCTATAGATAGTGATATGCGTATAAGAATAAAAAAAGGTGATGGGTATATACTCGGCCGAGATTTTGAAAATACAGATGATTATATTATACAGTTAGATGTGGCTGACGGTGTACTTAGTAGAATAGACAGGGTTGTATTGAGATTAGACTATCTTGATAGAAAAATCAAACCTATATTAAAAAAAGGTAATTATGCAAGTAGTCCAGTTGCTAAAAGTCTACAACGTGATGCTGACGCTTACGAAATAGCTTTAGCAGATGTATATGTAAAGAATGGTGTTATAAGTATAATGCAAAGTAATATTACAGATTTAAGACTTAACAAAGAGCTTTGTGGGATAGTACATGGTGTTATTCAGCAAGCTGATACTACAGAAATATTTAGACAATACCAAGCTTGGTTTAATGAACAAAAGAATGTACATGAAGGGGACTTTGAAAAATGGGTAAATGAATTTAAAATTGCTACTGGTAAAAAATTTACTGATTGGGTAGATGATTTGAAAAATTCTCTAGATCCAAGCGAAGATATTGCAGCAAAACTACAAATGCAAATATCGGAAAATAAGTCGGATTTGGCTGATATTACGACAAAACAAGGTAATTTAATAAATTTAAAAACTTCAAATAAAACTAATTTAGTAAGTGCTGTAAATGAGCTTTTTCAAAATGCCAATAATGGTAAAAATCTAATATCTAGCGTTGTTGGAAATCCATTATTGGCTACTGATACTTTCCAACAACAAAGTAATAAAATACAAAATTTAAAAAATACTTTTGCAAGTAATTTAACTTCAAAACAACAACCATCAAATAGTAATGAATCTTTAAATAATTTAATAAATAAAGTAGCCAATATTAATACGGGTAAAAGATTTGCAGTTGGTACACGTACGATTGCAGAATCAGGAACAACACAGCTAGTGGTACAGATAAGGGGACTATCTTTTACACCATCAAAAGTAATAGTAACAGGTCACTATTTAGATGTTAGAGGAGATGACACGGCATTCTACAGTATAGAATCTAGTACAAAAGATATATATGAACGCTATGGTAGAGCTGTATATGGTGCTTATGCAGCAGTATTTAGTCATGATTCTTGTGGTTTTGATTATTCTGAAACTAAAATTGTAAGTAATGGTTTTAACATTATAATAAGTGCTAGAAATACAGATATAACGTTGAAATATTGGGCTTTCGAATAGGGAGGTGTATTAATGCAAATAGGAGAAAGAATTATTTTTAATAAAGCTACTGGTATAGTCTTAAATGATTGTTTAGAAGAGCGTTACGATTCTGGGTTAACACAAGAAGAAGTTAATGATTTACGACCTAAAGAAATAGATTATATAGATTTGGAATATGGAAGTACAGTGTTAGATAATGCAGATATTTATCATGTTGATGTGGAAACTAAAAAAATAGTTATAGACAAATATAAAGAACATATAGAAACAGAAGAAGAGAAATTGAAAAGTGAACTGCTAAAAACACAAGCTGAAGTGGTTGATTTAAAATATAAAGAAGTATTAAATAATAAAAATTTAAATGAAAAGGAAGGTAAATAATATGATATTGTATGATTTATTAAAAAATTTAATTGATAATAATTACTACGAAAAGGAAGATATGAATAATAAACTAAATGTATTCTATACTTTTAACCAGATTGATATGGAACAGTATAGCGAGTTAATGGCTAGAGTTAACCCAGCTGAAAAAGAAGATGCAGGAAATCAAGAATTAAACGTAGAAGATACTATAGAAAAAGCTGTTACGCAATAGTGAAAAATTAAATATTTTTAGGAGTTCACCAAACAGAAAAGTAAAGCAAATCAATATTAAAAACAAGGAAGGTGAAGAATAATGTTTTATGAAGATAGCGTAAATTTAGATAATTACTTTTTTGAAGCTGATGGATTAGGAAATATAAACGTTTATAAAGTTGGTACTATGGAGTATGTAGACTTGATTCATGTAAGCTATAGATATGACCGATTTGAGTTTTTAGACAATTGTAAAGAATGGATACGTAAAAAAAATAAGGAGCTTTATATCTAAGTTTTTAAAAAAATAGTTGTATCACAGTATTCTTAATAAAGCGACGCAAATTTAATTTTACGTCGCTTTTGATAAATAAGATGACATAATTTAAATTAATTTATAAAGGCAAAGTAGGGACCATATAGGTCTTTTTATTTTGCCTATTTTTAATCATTGGAGGTGTAATGTGGAATTAAAAGTCTGCGAAGAAAAACATAAAAGGATAGAAGAAAAAATTAATGTTCATGATATTAGGCTTAATGACCATTCAAAAAGAATTGATAAAATAGAACAAAACCAATCTAGGACAGATACTAAGATTGAAAATCTTTGTGATCAGTTAAAACAATTAGTATCAGTTCTAAAATGGTATATAGGAGTATCGGTAGGAGCTTTAGTAAGCTTCTTTTTTTATGCAATTCAGCACAATTTATTTAAATAGAAAGGTAGGTGTCTAAATGAAATTTCTAGAACAATTCTTACAGATAAAAAAGATTATAGCATTATTAACTACTATAGTATTTTGCATTTTAAGTGCAAAAGGAAACTTATCAAGTACGGAGTTCCTTTCTGTATTTACATTAATAATAGGGTTTTATTTTGGACAAAGTTCAGCTAGACAAGCGGTAAAAGAAATTAAAGAGCAGGATTAATACCTGTTCTTTTTTTATATTAAATTTTAGGAGGAGTGTTTTATGAAAATAGGAGTAGATTGTGGGCATACAATGTCAGGGGTAGATTATGGAGCAGTAGGAATAAAAGCAGAATCTAATTTAACTAGAGAGGTAGGAACAAAAGTTATAGCTAAGTTAAAAGCTTTAGGTCATACAGTCATTAATTGTTATAAGGATAGTTGTTCAAGCTTAAATGATAGTTTAAGTTATAGAACTAATACAGCTAATAACAACAATGTAGATTTATATGTTAGCATACATTTTAACTGCTTTAATAGTAGTGCTTATGGTACTGAAGTATTTACATACGGAGGTAAGGAGCTACCAGAAGCAAGGGCGGCACTAAATAATATTTGCGCTTTAGGATATACAAACAGAGGGTTAAAAGATGGTTCTGGTCTTTACGTTTTAAAACATACAAAAGCTAAAGCCATGCTTATAGAATGTTGTTTCTGTGATAATAGAAACGATATGAGTAGATATAATGCTGAAAATATGGCTAATGCTATAGTTAAAGGACTAGTAGGGAAAACTACAAGCAACAGCACACCAAGCGAACCAACAAATAATAATAATTGGATTAATTTAGATGGAAAAACAGGTACTATATGTACTCCAAGTGGTGTAAATATTAGAGAAAAGAAATCAACTTCTAGCAGAATATTAGGTGCTTTACCTAATGGATCAAAGGTACAATTATATCGTAAGGAAGGAGATTGGATACATATATATTATCCACCACATGGAGGGTATGTGTATGCTAAATATATAAGATATTAAGGTTTAGAGGTATTTTCCTTCATGGAAATACCTTTTATTTTTCCAACCTACTTTAATTTTAAAACCTATCTTAGTCATTGCTATACAAGGATTTAAGGTAGGCTTTCTATATAAATTTTAAATTATCTCAATTGGTTGGAAAATTTTCTTTAGAACCTTGTAAAATCAATACTTCTATGTTATTCTTAAAAATAAGGAATGGCTATTTTACTATAGTTGAACATTAACATAAGATGTATTTAAATTAGTACATATTATATTGATCTTTGCCCATTTGATTTGTTGAACATTAACATAAGATGTATTTAAATGTGTTCAATCCTATCGTATCAAGCCCCGCATCTTTGTTGAACATTAACATAAGATGTATTTAAATTTATAAATAAAAATTCGTGATTGAACTGTTTTTACAGTTGAACATTAACATAAGATGTATTTAAATGGATTATATTCTTCACATACAGAAAGTTCTTGTATGTTGAACAATAACATAAGATGTATTATTAAAAATAGTAGTTGTAGCTTATGCTATAGCTATTATTTTTTATTATTTTATTGGAAAAATTATTATAATTTATATAAATTTATCATAAAAGGTATTGACTTCTTATACTACACGTAGTATAATTATAATTGTAAGGAGGTGAGAAAAAAAGGTGGTCAAATGGATAAGAAAACTAAAAAAGCTTGATAAACTACTGGGAATAGTTATCAAGCTACTGGTAAAAATAACAATCATAATAATGCTACTGAAACAGCTATATGATTTGTTATGAACACAGGGGAGGAGAACTCCTCCCTCACTCTTATAATACCACCTTGAATGATATGAGTAAAGATTTAAAAATATTATTTAAATTAATACTAAAGATAACCATTAAATTAATTATTATAGCTCTATTAGTATGCTTGATATTTAAAATAGTTATGTAGGAGGTTTTCAAATGGGAAAATCTAAACAGACAATAGCCAATCAAAACTGGGAAAATAAAAATAGAGAGTATGCTAGTTATTTGAAAAGTCGTAGCAGTGCTAAAAGTTTTATAAGAAATAAAGCAACGCTTGAGGATATAGAAGAATTTAGGGGTCTATTAAAAGAAAGAGAAGAATCGTTAAAACAAGAATAAGGGGATGGATTAAAAATGAAAAAGGTGGTTATAAGTTTATTAACAGGCATACTAATAGGAGCGTCAACCCGTTTTATAGGGATTGCTAGAGCAGTAACTCCAGCCGAGGACAACGGAAAAGAAAACGGATATTATATGTATTGCTTAGATAAGGCAAAACCTGTTTGGGTATCTTTAAATAAAGTAAAGGAAGGAGAAAAATTTCTTTACTTAAGTAACCCTAGATACAATAAGGTAATAAAATTAGTAAAAATAAATTAA